CTGCCGTTAGACGTAAATTATATCCTAACTACAAGTTAAATCGTAGACAGAGTATGAACGAGTTTAAACTTGAGTCATACCATACCCAAAAAGAAAGAGTAAAAGAATACCTTGAAGAATGTTTTGTTCGTCAGGTAAGAGCAACTGAATGTGAGGCGGATGATTTAATTGCCTACTATTGTCAGATAGCTAACGAAGAATCAAAAACAATATTATCGGCAGATAAAGATTATTTTCAATTGATTGGTGAACATACATCAATTTATTCACCAATTTCCAAAGTCACATTTAAAGTTGGAGATAAAGTTAAATTTGGTGATTCAGAATTTCCACACTATAACGTATTAACACTCAAAATATTAACTGGTGATAAATCAGATAATATTTCGGGTATATTAAGATTAGGCGAAAAGAGTGTAATAAAATACTTTCCTGAGATGCTTGATTCTATGGTAACTTATAACCATATTTTAACAAAGGCGCAAGAACTTTTAGAACAAGACAAAAACAACACAACTTTAAAAAATATTGTAAGTGGAAAAACAAAAGACGGAGAATTCGGTGAATCATTCTACCAAACAAACAAAAAAATCGTGGATTTACAAAATCCGCTCATTTCTGATGAAGGTAGGTTACTTGTTGAACAATATTATGCCGACACTTTAGACCCTGAAGGTAGGGGTTACAAAAATCTAATTCGTATGATGACAGAAGATGGATTCTTCAAATATCTCGGTAAGAGTGATGATGAATTTATAAAATTTATACGACCTTTGATGAAATTGACAAGAAAAGAAAAAAGACAACACAAACAACAAATAGAAAAATAAAAAAATTATGAAAGAAACAGATGTAATTAAAATGGAGTTCTTGATTACCTTGAACAACAACATCGTAATCCAACGTTACTTTAACGTAAGAGATTACAATCCACAAGCTCGCAGTTCTATGGAATTGTATCAGTATTTAAAGAACTTTGTTGACGGGTTTGAATACGGACAAAAGATGCGTTCGGTTGTTTACCTTTTAGAAAACAAAGATGAAATTTTGGAAAACCCAAGTATCTTGCAAACGTCAAATACAGAGGGTTCAGAAACATTTAACTTTTTAATAAAGGTAGGAGAACAGACAATTTGTCATAGAATTTTGGACGCTAAATTGTTCCCACCTAAAATAAGATACACCGTAGATATACGCCAGCAAGTAAAAAGTGTATTGAAGGACTTAACTGACATTTTTTCAGACGAAAATTTTGTTACAAGTTATATGAACTATAGCTTAATCTAATAGTATTTATCAAAACTAATAAGGAAAATTTAATTATGTCAAACAAGAATTTTGAGTATCTAGGTAACACGTTTCAACTACAATTATTAAATCAGATTATCTTAGATAAGGACTTCTCACATTCTATCATTGATGTAATTGAACCTTCACACTTTGAAAACAAGTATTTCAAAACGCTTCTCCAATTGGTGAAGGAGTACTATGTAAAATATGATTGTACTCCGTCATACGAAACACTTTCACAAATGGTGAAAAGTGAGTTCCCACAAGAGTTGATGTTAAAAATTCTAAACGACACTATCAAACAGATACAAACCGCATCTACCGAAGGTGCGTCTTTTGTACAAGAGAAATCATTGAAGTTTTGTAAACAACAAGAACTTCAAAAGGCTATCACCAAATCACAGAAAATACTTGATAGTGGAGAATTTGAAAACTATGACAAACTTGAGGAGTTGGTAAGAAGTGCACTCCAAGTAGGAGAAAATGGAAATAAAATTGAAGATGTTTTCCAAAACTTGGAAGATGTTTTGAATGAAGATTTCCGTCACCCAATCCCAATGGGAATTACGGGTATTGACAAGTTATTAAAAGGTGGTTTGGCAAAAGGTGAATTGGGTGTAATCTTAGCACCAACAGGTGTAGGAAAAACCACAGTCCTTTCAAAAATTGCTAACTCAGCATTTAATAACGGTTACAATGTTCTTCAGTTATTCTTTGAGGACAATCCAAAAGTAATCCAACGTAAACACTTCACAATGTGGACAGGTATACCACCTGATGAACTCCCATTACACCGTGAAGAAGTTCTTGAAAAAGCACGTCAGGTCAAAGAAGAAATGACCAACAAATTGTTCTTGAAAAAACTACCTTCAGACCAATTTACAATGACTCAAATCAAGAACATGATTAGAAAGATGGTTGCTGATGGACATAAGATTGATATGATTGTTTTAGATTATATTGATTGTATTGTACCTGACAAAAATATGGGGGACGAGTGGAAAAGTGAGGGTTCCGTTATGAGAGGTTACGAAGCTATGTGTCATGAACTTGGCGTAGTGGGGTGGACCGCAACACAGGGTAACAGAAGCTCTATATCTTCTGAGGTTGTTACCACCGACCAAATGGGTGGTTCTATTAAAAAGGCACAAGTTGGACACGTTATCATTTCCGTGGCTAAAACTTTACAACAAAAAGAAATGAATTTGGCAACCATCGCAATTACCAAGTCTCGTGTGGGTAAAGATGGTGTTATATTTGAAAACTGTAAGTTCAATAACGAATTGTTAGAGATTGATACTGAAAGTTCTGTTACCTTCTTAGGATTTGAAGAAAAGAAAGAAGAAAAGAACAGAGATAGAATCAAAGAACTTATGGAAAAAAGAAAAGAGCGAGTACAACAACCAAATAACTTTAATTAATAAAAAAAAACTGTATTTTAAATAAAATGGACGCATCACAAAAGATATTGTCAGACCTAACAGTCTACATGAAGTACGCAAAATTCATCCCTGAGTTGGAAAGAAGAGAAACTTGGGAAGAACTTGTAACAAGAAACATGAATATGCATATTAAGAAATACCCCCACATTGCAAGTGAGATTGTGGACGTATATCAATATGTGTATGATAAAAAAGTATTACCCTCAATGAGGTCAATGCAATTTGGTGGTAAACCAATTGAGATTTCTCCAAACAGAATCTACAACTGTGCTTACCTTCCTATTGACCATTTGGACGCATTTTCAGAAACAATGTTTTTATTGTTGGGAGGAACTGGTGTTGGATACTCAGTTCAAAAACACCACGTAGAAAAACTTCCTGAAATTAGAAAACCAAAACCAAACAGAACAAGAAGATTCTTAGTTGGTGATTCAATTGAAGGTTGGGCAGATGCAATCAAAGTATTGATGAAATCTTACTTTGGTGAGAACTTGTCAACACCTGATTTTGATTTTTCAGATGTTAGACCAAAAGGAGCACAACTTGTGACTTCAGGTGGTAAAGCACCGGGTCCTCAACCTTTGAAAGACTGTATTCACAAATTGAAAGGTATGTTGGATGCGAAAGAAGATGGTGAAAGATTGTCATCAATTGAGGTTCACGATATGATTTGTCACATCGCAGATGCAGTTCTTGCTGGTGGTATTCGTAGAGCGGCTTTGATATCATTGTTCTCAGCTGATGACAACGAAATGATTGCTTGTAAGTCAGGTGCTTGGTGGGAAACAAACCCACAAAGGGGAAGAGCAAACAATTCAGCAGCTTTGGTTAGACATAAAATTACAAAAGATTTCTTCATGGACTTGTGGAAAAGGGTTGAAGCATCAGGAGCAGGTGAACCTGGAATCTATTTCACCAACGATAAAGATTGGGGAACAAACCCATGTTGTGAAATCGCACTTAGACCAAATCAGTTCTGTAATTTGTGTGAGGTAAATGTTTCTGACATTGAATCACAAGAGGACTTGAATAATCGTGTTAAAGCGGCGGCATTCATCGGAACACTTCAAGCGGGTTATACTGATTTCCATTACTTGAGAGATATTTGGAAACGTACAACTGAAAAAGAAGCGTTGATTGGTGTATCTATGACAGGTATCGGTTCAGGTGTTGTATTGGGTTATAACATGAAAGAAGCTGCTAAACTTGTAAAAGAAGAAAACGCAAGAGTTGCTGAGATGATTGGTGTTAACAAGTCGGCTCGTACAACTACTGTAAAACCTGCAGGGACAACATCTCTGACATTGGGAACATCTTCAGGTATCCACGCATGGCACAATGATTACTACATCCGTAGAGTCCGTGTTGGTAAGAACGAAGCAATCTACCAATACTTGGCGATGTATCACCCTGAGTTGGTTGAAGATGAATTCTTCCGTCCACACGACACGGCAGTTATTTCAGTTCCACAAAAATCTCCTGAAGGAGCGATTTTGAGAACAGAATCTCCATTCCAATTGTTGGACCGTGTTAAGAAAATTACACAAGAGTGGGTAAGACCTGGTCACAGAACTGGTTCAAACACACACAACGTATCAGCAACAATCAGTTTGAAAAACGAAGATTGGGAATTGGCGGGTGAGTGGATGTGGGAAAATCGTGATTTCTATAACGGTTTGTCTGTATTACCTTATGATGGAGGAAGTTACATTCAAGCACCGTTTGAGGATTGTACAAAAGAAGAATACGACAGATTGTTCTCTAAACTTAGCTCAATTGATTTATCAAAAGTTGTTGAATTACAAGACAACACAGATTTGAGTGGTGAATTGGCTTGTGCTGGTGGAGCTTGTGAAATCAAGTAATAAACATCAAAACAATAATAACGGGGGGGAGGAGCTAGCGCTCTTCCCTTCTTCGTTTTATATTGAAGACGGAAAATATGTCTTCACAAAAGAATTTCATTTGAGTCGTGGACATTGTTGTGGGAATGGTTGTAGACATTGTCCTTATTTTCCTGCTCACAAAAAAGGAAACACAACTATATTTATAGACAATGGCTGATGGTAAAACATATGGATTAACGTTTCCCTTTGTAGAATCGTATAATGGTAAGTATTTGGACCTTTCAGATTACCCTGCTGAAGAAATTAGGAGTAATTTGATTCACTTGTTATTAACAAGAAAAGGTACTAGATATTTTTTACCTGATTTTGGAACCGCATTATTGGAATATATTTTTGAACCATTGGACGGTCCAACATTTAAAAATATTGAATCTGAAATTAGAGATTCTGTTGAAAAATTCATGCCTCAGTTACAATTAACAAATATTTCTATTACGGCACCAACTGGTGAAGCGGCAGGTGCAACAGTAACAACTGCGGGAAATGTTGTTAATCCTGAATTACAAATGACAAATCAAGATGTAACGGAGTATACAGCCACGGTAAGAATTGATTATTCAATAACTAATGATGTCTTTAATACAAAAGATTTCATAATACTAAATATTTAACATAAATGGCTCAAAGAAGAATATCATATACTGTAAGGGATTTCCAAGCAATTCGTCAGGAACTTATTAATTATACAAGAACTTATTATCCTGAATTAATTGATAACTTCAATGATGCATCAGTTTTTTCTGTATTTTTAGATTTAAACGCAGCCGTAGCCGATAATTTACATTACCATATTGATAGAAGTATTCAAGAAACTGTTTTACAATATGCACAACAACGTTCATCAATTTATAATATAGCAAGAACTTACGGATTAAAAATCCCTGGTCAAAGACCATCTGTTGCTTTGGTTGATTTTTCAATTACGGTTCCAGCTTTTGGTGATAAAGAAGATGAAAGATATTTGGGTACATTAAGAAGAGGTAGTCAAGTTCAAGGTTCAGGTCAGGTATTTGAAACAATTTATGATATAAATTTTGCGTCACCATTTAATGAAGATGGATTTCCAAATAGATTGAAAATACCAAATTTTGATGCGAACAACAACTTATTAAATTATACTATTACAAAAAGAGAAACTGTTGTCAATGGTATTACAAAGGTATTCAAAAGAGTAATAACACCAAATGATGTTAGACCATTTTTTGAATTTTTCTTACCTGAAAAAAACGTATTGGGTGTTACATCAATAATACAAAGAGATGGAACCGCATATTCAAACGTACCTACTGCACAAGAATTTTTAGGTGCTGAAGGTAGATGGTATGAAGTGTCAGCTCTTGCTGAAGATAGAGTTTTTATTGAAGACCCAACAAAACCATCTGATGACCCTGGAATTAAAGTTGGAAGATATATTCAAACCCAAGATAGATTTATCACTGAATATACACCTGAAGGTTTTATTAAGTTAACTTTTGGTGGTGGTACCAATACTGCTGAAGACCAACTTAGAGAGTTTACGGCACTTAACGTACCGTTAAAAATTCAGAGATACCAAAATAACTCAATGTCTTTGGGTAATGCACCACAGGCAAACACAACAATGTTCATTCAATATAGAATTGGTGGTGGTCAAGGTACCAACTTGGGTGTTAATGTTATTAATCAAATTGGTTCTGTAGATTTCTTTGTTAATGGTCCATCGGATATTTTAAATAATTCGGTAATAAATTCTTTAGCGTGTAATAACGTAACAGCAGCAATTGGTGGTGCTGGATACCCTTCAACAGAAGAGGTAAGAAATTATGTTACATTTAACTTTGCTGCTCAAAACAGAGCGGTAACAATAAATGATTATGAAGCCATAATTAGAAACATGCCAGGTCAGTTCGGTGCTCCTGCTAAAGTTTCAATAACGGAAAATAATAATAAAATCAATATTAATGTTTTGTCCTATGATGCTACAGGTAATTTAACATCTGAAGTTTCACAAACCATGAAGAAAAATTTGGCAGAATATTTGTCAAATTATAGAATGATTAATGATTACGTTGCGATTGGAAGTGCAGAAGTTATTGATTTAGCTTTAGATATATCAGTAGTGTTAGACGCGGCACAAAATCAGGGTGTTGTTATATCAAATGTTATTGATAGGGTTACAACATTCTTTAGTCCTGCTGTAAGAGGTTTAGGTGAGAATATTGTTTTATCTGAATTAAATAGAATTTTACAGGCCGAAAATGGTGTGTTAAGTGTTACTGATATTTCAGTATTTAACAAAGTTGGTGGTCAATACAGTTCAGCACAGACATCAATGCCATATGAAAACGCCGCAACAAAGAAAATTTCTTTAGTTGACAATACAATCTTTGCGGAACCAAATCAAATTTACCAAGTTCGTTTTCCTGCAAAAGATATTACGGTAAGAGTTAAAAATTACCAAACAACAAACTTCTCTTGATAATTTATTTTATTCATTCTTTAACTACTATTATAAAATAGTGTATAAACTATTTATGAAAGAAAGTAAAAGGAATGTCCAAAACTTATAGAATACGTACTGAGGTCGGTGTTGATAGACAAGTTAACATACAGTTAGAACAAGACTTTGACCAATTAGAGATTTTATCTTTAAAAGTTAGGGGTGAAGATGTCTACACAAGAATGTGTGCGGACTATGGTGTAATTGTTGGTCGTGTTCTTGCTAATGGTGGATACGGTGTTCCAAATGTAAAAGTTTCAGTTTTTATTCCGATAACTGAAGAGGACCTTACTAATGAAATCATTTATGATTTATATCCTTATCAAAGTATTAACGATGTAAATGTTGATGGTTATAGATATAATCTTTTACCTTACGAACAACAACATACTGGACACGTACCAACAGGAACTTTTCCAAGTAAAAATGATATTTTAACAAACCCAGCCTTAATTGAAGTTTATGACAAGTATTATAAATTCACGGTTAAAACGAACGGTAGTGGTGATTACATGATAATGGGTGTTCCAATTGGAACATATACTGTTGTTATGGATATGGATTTGTCTGACATTGGACCATTTTCATTATCTCCACAAGATTTAATTAGAATGGGAAGGGCAACAGCCGACCAATTTGATGGTGTAAACTTTAAAAGTTCAACCAACCTATTTGAATTACCACAAATTTTAACTTTAAATCAAAGTGTAAACGTACAACCATTTTGGGGTCAACCCGAAATTTGTCAAATTGATATTACAAGAACTGATTTTGATTTAAGACAATCAGGTATTAATATATTGCCAACTGCAATGTTTATGGGTTCTTTAGTAACCAACAGTAAAGATAATGCTTTACCAAAGAACTGTAAACCACCACAAAATTTAGGTAGTCTTTGTTCTTTAGAGACAGGACCTGGTGAGATTATTGGTGTAAGACAAACT